CTACAAGTATATATTATAGATAGAGTACAGTCAGAAACTGCTTTAGCAGTAGTTTTTGAACTTGCTAATCCTTTTGATTTAGAAGGCGTCACTGTTCCCTCTAGGCAGGTCATTCCAAATAATTGTTCGTGGGCATATCAAGGTTTAACTTTTGCAACGCCTACTGGAGCTTGCAGTTGGAATAACACTACTAATGGTGTAACTGCTTACTTTGATATAAGAAACAATCTTTTATTGTCTGATTTTAATACTTTTACATTATGGTCTTCTGGACCTATTGCATTAGATAATTTGTATAAAACAACTGTATCTTTAAATAGATATAATATAGATGGCACAACAACACCTGTTCCTTCAGGATTATTTGACCATTGGCAAGCACGTTCTAGTACGACACCCGTTGCTTTAAATACTTCAAATTGTAGGCGTGTAAAAGTATACTCTGCTTGGAATAATTCTACTACTTACTATAGCTATAAAGAGGGCGATATCTATAATACCCTAGTTTCTTATAATGGTTCTATTTGGTCTTGCGTAAGAAGCAACATTAACGTTGCTCCTGCATATGATTCTCTTTATTGGAAAAGAGCAGATATATGCGGTAAGAAACTTTCTAGCTGTGCTTCTAGATATAGAGCTAAACCTTTTACAACAGCACAACCTATTACTATAGCTTCTACTGTGGAGAATAAAGATGCAGTACTACCATTTGGGGGATTCCCAGCTTCCCGTAGACTTAACACTTATTAGAGAACATGCAATACAAGAATATCCTAGAGAGTGTTGCGGTCTTGTGGTAATACGAAAAGGTAAAGCAAAATATCATCCTTGCACTAATATAGCTGATGGTGAGTATAGTTTTGTTATAGAGCCTACTGAGTTTACAAAACTTTCTTTATCGGGAGATATTCAGTTCGTAGTACATAGTCACCCGACTGGAAATGAACCTAGCGAACACGACATTGCAGTATGTGATTCCTTAAAAATTCCTTATCTTATTTATTATGTAGAATACGATTCTTGTCATATAGTTTATCCTAAAGAATATAATACTTTATTTGGTAGAGAATATGCTTTTGGAGTTACTGATTGTTTTGAAGCAGCTAGAGACTGGTATTTACTACAAGGAATAGTTACACCACCAAGAGCATTACACTGGGAAGATGATTGGTGGGAAAAAGATAAAGACTATATAGGACAAGAAATAACAAACTGGCCATTTAAAAAAGTAGATAATATTGAGCCAGGAGATTTGCTAACATTTAAAGTATTATCTACAGTACCAAATCATCTAGCAGTTTATATAGGAGATGATTTAATTTTTCACCATGCCTTTGGCAGACTATCATGTAGAGAAAGCCTATATCCATTGTGGGCACCTCACTTAGACGGGATTTATAGATATGAAGGAAGTAATACTGGAGGGGTTTCTAGCCGAAAAGTATGGTAGAACTTGGAATATAAATGCTTCTATGCCATCAGAAATTTTTCAATGCATAGAAGCAAACTATCCTGAACTTAGAAAAGATATTATAGATCTAGCAGAAAGTGGTGGTGGTTTAACTGTTCAGTTAGGTTCTGATTATGCAGATGTTGAAGATCTACTTGTACCTATAACAGCAGATAGTATTATTATTACTCCTATTGCTGCTGGTAGTAGCGGTAAAGGTACTGGTAAAATAATTGCAGGTATTGCTTTATTGGTTTTTTCCTATTTTATGCCTGGTATGTTTGGATTTGGTCCTTTGGGTACTGGCGGTTTTGACATAATGGCTAAAACAATTTATGGTACAGCTCAATTAACTACTGCAGCAATTGGTGTAAACCTTTCGCTAAAAGGTTTAGCAGAACTTATGGCTCCAGATCCTGCAAAAGATGAAGCAGAGATCTACTCATTTAATGGCCCAGAAAACATACGTGCACAAGGAAATCCAGTACCTATTCTCTGTGGCGAAATGATTATAGGTGGAATAACCATGAGTTCTGGTACAGTTGGAGGAATTCATAGAAACCTAGGAACCTATACACAGTCCTATAGAAACTTATTAAACGGAGTAATTAACCCAGCAAGTCCAGGATACGAATTAGACACATATAATCCCCCTAGATTTGGAAATGCTGCTATTACTGCAAATGCTAATATTGTAACACAGATATTGGAAGACGAACAGGAGAATAGATTTGCCTACTAATCAATCCACAGCAATAGTTTTTGATCTTCTTAGCGAAGGAGAGATTGAATTAAAAGAAGGTATAGGTTCTGTTTTCTTGAATAGAGTACCTATTGCTAATTCCAATGTTCTTCAGGATGCTCAATCTAATTATTATACTGGTACAGTAAATGCTACTGGAACCACTATTACTACAACCCATAGTTTAGCATCTGGTACAAAAAGAGGCATTTTAATAGAAAAAGGATATGCTAGTAGTACTACAGGTAATCTATCTGCTGGTGCTACAACAATTACCACCGCCACCAGCTTTTTCAATGAAGCTGCTATGCGTAAAGATATTACAGAAGGATGGTCTGGTTTAGATCAAAAAATAAGAATAGTTGGAGCTGGTCCAAATGGTACAGATTATGAAGGTTATTTAGTAGGATATACTAGTGCTACCCAAGGTTCTGTTCTTCCAGCCATAAGTACAGCCGTTAATGGTGCTGTTATAACTTTTGATCATTATAGTTATGCAACAGTTGGGGCCAATAATTTTACATTAGATATTGCTTGCCCAAGAGTAAGTCAGTCTTTTAGAATTTGGGTTGGACCAGTAACAAATATTATATCGGATGACCCCTCTAACACAAACTGGAAGTTTGCACGAGTTGCATTTAGACCAGGTACATTAAATCAAAGCCCTATTGAAAATATACCAGGATTTACTACTGCTAGTTATGGTGTTACTCCTGGTACTGAAATAAAACAGTATAGCTCTTGGTTTAGCGCAAATACTGGCAAACTTCGTATGAATAAAGATACGGCTGTATTGCCATCAGGTGCTACAGGTGGTCCTGAAGTTGCTGTAACCTCTGCAACATTATTAGCAGCTGGAGGTGGAGTAGCTACTGAAATAGACGAGATTATGGTAACTATAAATGCTACTAGCCTTTATAGTATGAGGAGTAGCACTCAGCAAAAAGGTGGTGCAGGCGTTTCTTTTCAGATTATATTTGAATATAATACTACTGGAAGTACTACTGTATATGATTCTAAAAGAGTAATATTTGGTCCTACTGATACAGAAGTAAATGCTGCACCTTATTGGATTTGGGGAGGCAGTAATTTTGCTCCTAATTTTAATACTAGTGGTAATATTTCTGGCCAATATGAAAAAAGCACTGATTTTGAATTTAGATTTAGTATAGAGGAATTTAAACCTTTTACTAATTTTAGAGTTGTAATAAGAAGAGTTACTCCAGTAAATTATACTTTAGATGGTATAGATTATTATAATGAAACTAGTTTAAAAAATGTTCAAGCATATATAAATGATAAACTTAGTTATCCTTATAGTGCTTATGCAGCTGTAATGTTTGATAGCGAAGAATTTGCTGGACAGTTTCCAGAAAGAGCTTACCACTGCTATGGTATTAGATGTGAAGTTCCCGATAACTATATTACAAGAAGAGAATCTAATACTGGGGTAGCTAAATATACTAGAAACTCTTCTACTGGGGCAGATACTGGTACATATCAAGTTTGGACAGGTAACTTCCGTAAAGTTTACTGTGATAATCCAGTGTGGGTTTTACGGCAACTTTTAATTGATAATCGTTTTGGTTTAGGTAACTATATAGATGCTAGTCTTATAAATAAATGGGCTGCGTATGCTCAAGCTAGATATTGTGATGAGCCAGTCCCAGATGGGTTTGGAGGATTTGAACCTAGATTTACGTGTGCTGCATATCTTACTGAGCCTGTAGAAGCCTACAAGCTTATTAAAGATTTTTGCACTATTATGCTCGCTGCTAACTACTTCTTAGAAGGTCAGTTAGTAATTGATGGTGATCGTCCAAAAGAGCCAGTATATACTTTTACTAAAGGCAATATTGTGGATGGATTCTTTGCTTATGAAGGTACTGGCAGTAAAACTAGAACTAATCAAATAGCTGTAACTTTCAATGATAAAAACAATTTCTATGAACAAGAAATTGAACTTGTAGATGATATTGAGGGTATAATTTCCACCGGAAAGATTATACAAGACTCTGTACAGGCATTTGGAGCGTCCTCTAGGGGTCAGGCTCGTAGATATGGCTTATGGAAACTTCTTAGCAATAAGATGCAAAAAGAGATCGTATCATTTAAAACAGGAGAAAATGCAGGTTTTATTAGACCCGGTGATATAGTAAACATTCAAGATGCCGATAGAAATCTATTAAGATATTCTGGTCGAATTGCTAGTTCAACTACTACTACTGTTACTATTGATAAGGCTATAGATTTAACAGCTGGTTTTACTTATACACTATATGCTCTTATAGACGGAGCCGCTGCAGTAGTAGCAGAATCTAGTGCTACTATTGGATATACATATTTAGCAAAAACAGCTATACAAACGGGAGATCCTGGTAGTGGATTTATTATTTGGAATAATGCTACACAAACTTCTTCTACAGAAATTAGAGTAAGTTCTTTTACAGATTCTACTGAAGATATTGGTGTATTTTTAGCTTCATTAACTTCTGGCAATAAATTAATAGTTCAAGATAGAAACAATTCTAGTAACTATCAACAGTGGCAGATTAGTGGTATTCCTACTGTAATCCTTAATTCATACATTACTATACCAGTAACATTAGTATCTTCTGCTGGTACAGGAACTACAGGATTTGCTGATAATGCACAGTTAATATTTGCAAAAGTTTATAAGGCAGGAGATATTTTAAGTTTTATAAGTACAGAGGAAGCTGCTTCAAATGTAACTGATATTAGTGGAAATATTGTAAATGTAGTCTGGCAACCAGATATGCACTTAGAAAGTAGAACAGTAACAACTGCTTCAGGTACAGGTATTACAACATTAACTGTATCGCCTGCTTTTAGTGTTGCACCTCAATCAGAACATATTTGGGGACTAGTTGCTAAAAATTCTTCTGGAGCTACACTAACTGGAAGTGCAAAACCTTACAAAGTTTTTTCTATATCAGAAACAGGTCCTGGTGCTTACGAAATAAAAGCTGGTGAACATTATAACTTAAAGTTTGATCTTATAGATGAAACTTTTATTTCTGATGCTCCTATATATGTAACAAATTACGTATCACCGGTTAGAAATTTCCTAGCAAATATCGTCTATTCTAGTTCAAATAGAGAAAGTGAAAACTCTCCAGCAGCTAGACAAACGGATGTAAATCTTTCTTGGGATAGGCCACTAGTAGGTGCAGATAAGGATTTAAAAGAGTATAGAATAACTTATTATCTGTTTAATAAACTAGAAATTATTACCACTACAAATACTAATTATAAAATTAGTAATATACCTGAAGGATCATACGAATTTACTATTCAGGCAGTATTAACAAACAATACTACTTCAACACCTACATATACTATTGTAACCGTTATAGGAGAAAATGATATTGCAGGTAAAGTTACTAAGTTAAACTTATCTAAAGGTGGATCTTTTACAGTTCCTTTAATTATTAGTGGCGCTAATATAACAACAGGAGGAAATGCTTATACTTATATTGGAGCCTCTGGCTCTGAATTAAACATAGTTCAAGCAGGAAGTTTAATACTTGGTAGAGTATACAAGATCCTAACCTTAGGACAGGCCAACTTTACAGGTACTATATCAGGAACTACTTTAACAGTAAGTGCAGTTTCTAATGGTAGTATTACGGTTGGAAGTTTAATTACTGGTGCTGGAGTTACAGGAAATTCTATTGTTACTACTTTTGGCACAGGAACAGGTACTACAGGCACCTATACATTAAGTCAATCATCAACAGTAGGCACAGCTACTGCAATGATTTCTGCAACACCTTGGACTTCCGTAGGTGCTGCTTCTAATACAATTGGAGTTCAGTTTACTGCAACAGGAGCAGGTGCCGGATTAGGTACTGCCACAGAGGTTAGATAATGGCATATTTTAGTTTAACTATAAACAATCTTTCAATAGGAGAAGAAGCATTTCTAATCTTTGATACTGAATCCGGGTTTAAACTTTTAAAAGAAGTAACTGCGGCAGGTAATGCTTCTATTAGATATTATTGGGATATTACGGATGCCTCTCCTACAGCAGAGTTTACTAACCTTGCTACAACTATTACAGTAAATGGCACTTTATTAACTGTAGCAAGTGGTACAAACTTTTCTTTTCTTGCACAAAAAGAAGGACATCCTATAAGGATCTATAATGGAACATCCTACGAGTGGTGTACTTTAAATAGGTATATTTCTAGCACACAGATACTTGTAAATAAAGTTATTACAAATACCGGTCAAGTTAGTACTCCTACGTATTTTCCAAATAATAGCACACAAACTATTATTGGAAGGGTGGTAAGGGAATCTTCTTTAATCTACACCATAGATTCTTATTATGATATTATTGCAACTAAAAATGTTCAAATAGAATATCTATCTTCTTTACCTAGTATTTCTGATGTCGCTAACTTTGAGGGTAGAACTGTACTGTTAAGTACAGATGGCTATATTTATACGTATAAAAATAATTTGTGGGTATTAGGTAAGTCTGCAGAAGTAATAAGTTCTCCAACTGCTCCTGTAAGTCCTACTCTTGGATCTTTATGGTTTAGAACCACAGATTCTAGAATGTTTTATTGGAATGGCACTCAGTGGGTTCAAACTGTTACGGGTAGCACTGGTACACGTTCTGTAAACATTACTGTTACTACTGGTATTTATGACGGAGAAACCGTTATTCATACTCTAGATAATAATTTATATAGATGGAATGCATCTACAACTTCATGGATACTTGTAGTAGATGGCACTAGAATGGATTTAAGTAATGAAAATCACACAGTATCTGCAAATTCTGATGGATCTAGCCCGGTATTAACTGGAGCAAACACTTTAATTAGTGTTTACTCTGGAGACACTAATGTGACAAGTTTGTGGACAATTACAGCTACTCCTAGTGCTGGTGTAACGGGTTCTCTTACCGATAGTGCTCCCAATAAACTTTATACTGTAACTGGATTTACTACAGATACTGGTTATGTAGACTTTACAGCAACTAGAGCAGGTTTTGCTAATAGAACTGCAAGATTTTCTTTATCAAAAAGTAAGGCAGGTACTGCAGGAGCTGGTACAGTATACCAAATTACACCTAATGTAGGTGCAGTTAGAGAAGTATCGGGTGTATTTACTCCTAGCGATATTACTTATAGTGCAACTTCTACTACAGGCACAAATACACCAGTAGTTTATAGCGGTAGATTTAAAATTTATACTTCTACAGATGGCATAAACTTCTCTTTACAATCTAGCAGCACAGTTGATGAATCTTCTAGAGCATATACTATTCCTGCAGGTACAAAATTCCTTAAAGGAGAATTATATCTTGCTGGAGGGTTTACAAGTCTTTTAGACTTAGAGACAGTACCTACGGTTAAAGATGGCGCTGATGGAAGTTCTGGTTCTACGGCAATTAGATTGGATTTAAATAATGAAACACAGTCTATCCCAGTTGTAAATGGTTCTCCTGTCTTAACATATGCTACTACAAATATAAAGATTTATGAAGGAGTTACAGATGCTACAGCATCCTGGAATATTACTGCAACACCTTCAACTGGAGTAACAGGTACTTTAACAGGTAATGGTACATCAAACGTAAGTTATGCTGTAGGCACTTTTACAGCAAATAGCGGTACAGTTACTTTTACTGCAACTCGTTCTGGTTATGCTACTTTGACTGGAGTATTTACTTTAAGTAAAGTTTATTCCGCAAATTTTTACTACGTCAGTCCTTCTGTTGAAGCAATTAGAAAAAATACTTCAGGAACTTTAATTCCTGCAACAATAACCTTTTCTAGTTTTAGTGTTGATGGTAATTCTACTCCGGCAGCTTATGCAGGTAGATTTATTATCTCTACTAGTACAGATGGTACTAGTTTTAATACTCAATATACTAGTGCAACTAATGAGTCTTCTAAAGCTTATACAATACCCGTAGGTGTTATTGCTGTAAGAGTTGCTTTGTATTTAGCAGGTGGCACAACTACTTTACTAGATACAGAAACAGTATTAGTTCTTGAAGACGGTTTAAACGGCACTAATGGAGTAGACGGAGTAAAAACAGCTATAGTTTATATTTATAAAAGAGATTCTATATCTCCAGCATTACCTAGTGCTACTACAACTTATGATTTTAATACTAAAACGTTAACTGGTTTAAATAATGGTTGGAGTACTACTATTCCAGGAGGCCTTTTACCTCTGTATGTTTCTGCCGCAACAGCAGCTACTACAGGAACCTCAGATACTATAACATCAGGAGAATGGTCTAGTGCTGTAATTTTGTCACAAAATGGAAATGATGGCACTAATGGATTAAATTCAGCAACTGTATTTTTATTTAAGAGAACCTCTAGCGCTACTCCGCCAGCAGTTCCTAGTACTACTACTACATATACATTTAGTTCTAGTATTCTTTCAGGGACATTGGATGGTTGGACACAGACTCTACCCAACACTGGAGGAATCTATAGATGGATGACTACAGCAACAGCTGCAAGTACTACTAGTACAGACACTATAACTACCGCAGAATGGGCTACTCCAAATATACTTGCACAAGATGGTGTAAGTGGTGGTTTAGGTGCTAATGCTATTTCTGTAAACTTAAGTAAAACTGCAATAACTCTTTTTGCTTATGCAGATGGAACTGTACCAGATTTTTCTGGAGCTACAGGCAATGTTACAGTTTTTTCTGGCAGCACTGATGTAACACTTGCATCTTCTTATTCTTCTTCAGCTTCTGGATGTACTGGTAGTATAAATGGGTCTGGAGTTTATAGTATAACAGCTATGTCTCAAGATACTGCTACTTTTACTATTACAGTAGTATATGATGGTGTAAGTTATGTTAGGGTAGTCGCCTTATCAAAAGTTAAAACAGGTTATGAAATTGTTGGTACCTTACCCAGTACTAATTTATTTCAAGGACGTATGGTATTTTTAACCACAGATAA